ACCTAATATCGTTTGCAGCAATCCAGCCTTTTTACTGCCAATCACTACAGGTACAATGCGCACGATATCTTCCGTAACTGGGAAGCCTAAATCATCCACACCAATATTTTTCTTCCCAAGAAACATGGCAAAGGTTAAACCACGTTGTTTACTTGAATTTAAATAATTCTCAAAGCCTTTAATTGTACAGCATAACGCCCTTATAACTTCAGACGTTGTTAAAACCAAACGCTCATGCCTTTTCCCAAATTGCTTACCAAGCACGCCGCCCAGTTCAATTTTTGCCAAAACCTCTTTCATATAATCACCAATAAAAAAACCACCCGCAGGTGGTTGTTTTTGGACTTTAAGATGCCTAAAGCATTGACGGCCTGATATCTAGACCAGAATTAGTATCGCCAGTAATTCTAAATCTCTGATGTTCTTTGCTATCGATGTGAGTGGACGTTTCTTTAATAGGTTGCCCTATTTGCGCGCTACATAACCCCTTGCCTTTGGGATCACCAGATATGCTTAATATATGCCTACCTTCAGCGACATTTATATCTGTTGTTTCTCCGCCGTCAATACGGGCATATGGCTTACCATCAATTTTAACTTCAACATAGCAGCCGCCGCCTGCAAACCATCCTTTATCTCTTGTAATTGTAATTTTAGCGTCACCAGAACCATGAGAGATAACACGATCCGAAGGAACGTGTCTTGCTCTGGCGGAATCAACAGCTGAAGTTGAGCAGCCTGTAATACTTATGGCGATAAGAATTAATGCAATTTTCATGTCCCTACCCCTTGTTCAAATTAACAAAAGGTTAGCACAGAGTTTTATAACGAAGAACCTTCATTGTTCTTTCCTGCCAGTATCCGCCATACGGCACACGCTGGCTCAGATGTCCATACAGGTGATGCAGCAGCATATTCCCTTCCAGGAGAACGCCCGCGTGATTCCATTTATCGGACTGGACCTGCATGATCACCATGTCGCCGGGCTGCGGCGGGCCGTCAAACTCACGGAAGCCGCATTCATACCAGCAGTCCTGATAGAAGTTGTCCGGGTAGTTTTTTTCCCACCACGGATAATCCACCCGGTAATCGTGCAGCTCGATCCCGTGCGTCTGCCGGAAATAGCTCATGACCAGGCCCCAGCAATCGTACACGCCGAGGACAAAGGGCCGTTCTATAAGCGGTATCTCGCCGCGCGGCATGATGGTACGTAAATCACCTTCCGGCCAGCTGACAATGTGCCAGGGCAGCCCGTTAAGATCGCAGTGGGCTTTATCCGTTTCGCTCGGCTGGGTCGTTGCGTCGGGGTGACTGTGAACGATGGCGGTCACCGGCCCCCAGTCTTCGGCGGCGGCATAGCCCTCCGGACAAAGGATAAAATTGTCCTCTGGTTTCGCGGCAAGGTTACGGCAGGGGAAATACCGCTCAACCCGGCTTTTCTGCGCCACTACCCCGCAGCACTCGCGCGGATACTCTGCGGCGGCGTGCTCCATGATGGCATTAAGGGTTTTCTTGCGCATATCAACTCCTTATCAAAGAAGTCCCCGGGAATCCCCCGAAGGAGAGCTCATTATTTTCACCGAACCGCAGCTTACAGGCCGTGAGCGTGCCGTTGCACTCATCCAGTGAAGGATCATCTACCGGGTTATTGTTCTTGTCGAAATAGCGCGTGCCAGCGTAGTCACAGCCATCGCCGGTGCGGTATTTGTTGCGAATGCACCAGGTGCAAAGAGAGTGGAGCTGGCGCGTTGGTATCATCAGCCCCTGCAGATCCATCGGACTGGATAGCGTAAATTCAACCACCTCGTTGGTTTCACTGCTTTTCGCATCGATGTAAAAAACCTTCACTTTTTCCTGCGTGGGATCGGCCTCAGTATTGCCGTCGGTGAAGTTTTTCGCATCGAGATATTTACCCAGGGTATCGTGAACAGACACCTTCGCCTGCAGCATATCGTCATAGGCCAGACAAAGCGCCGTGATGGAGCTGTCCAGATTCGCGACCGATAACCGGGGTTGCGCGCCGCTGCCACTGGTGGACGCCTCGATCCCTTCAATCTGGCATGGCCACGGCTTGAACTCCTCCCCCTGCCACCAGATTGATTTTGCCTGGAGCTTGTTTTCATCGCCGCCGGCTGCTGCTATTTCTGCCTCAGTATGGGCCAGGCTGTAGCTGTGAAAGCGCAGCATCTCACCGGTACCGAAAGCAGTGCCATCGACCTCGAAGAGCCGGACCTCATCGCCCGCCTCAAGTTTCTGATAATCTGCATTAAGACTCATGGACGGAATGCCTGTATGAATGTTGCTTCAAGGTTGAACTTCCCGGCGCCCAGCCCGGTGGGCTTGTAGGTTTCGCAGCGGTAAAGCCCCAGCGCCTCCAGCGGCGGTTTCCACTGAAAAGCTCTGGTGCCGCCGTGCCTGTCGAGAAACGCCTTAATAGCGGCGATATACGTTTCACTCCCTGTGAAATTTAGCGTCCACTGCTGACGCCTCGGGTTTAACCCATCACCTGATACCTGCTCATAACCATCACCAAACTGAGCCTTCCTTGTTCTGAACGTCATGTCAGCTTCAGCATTTATTCGCGGGCACCAGGCGAAAGTTTCAATCGCCATTGTTACCGGCCTCCTCGTGTCGCATTCCAGATATCACCGCCAGGGCTGATATCACGCATGAGATTTTGTTTATACCGCTGATCCACAAACCGCCCGATCTCCGCACCAAACTGCTCAAGCCCTGTAGAGGTTTTCGTTGAGGTGTTCCCGTTGCCGTCGATGGTGATATAAACCTGCGGTGCGGAAGATGCAGCCAGGCCGCCGCCTGCCCCGACCGCACGAACGCCGAGAGAGCCATCCGGCGCGCGGGTCAGCGGCATGATTGCTTCCGGCCCGGCCTCGCCCATGATTCCGGCGCTGCCTTTTGCGAAAGCGAACATCGTCGGATTTCTGACGATCCCGTTACTGAAGGCACTCAGGGAGGGTGAGTCGTAGACACCACCCTTTGCGTTAAACTGGAAATTAGCACCGTAGCTCGATACCGCCGTGCCGGTACTCGCTGCCGCGCTGGCACCGCCGCCGAAATAACTGGCCACGCCGCCCACCAGAGAGCCGAGCAAGCCGGAACCTGAAGAGCCGCCGCCCATCGCATTCACTGCCGCCATTTGCAGTGCGACCTTTTCGACGATCTGCAGCACGGAGACACCCCAGGATTTCCAGCTAACTTTATTGCCCTCCAGCATCGAGGTCACGTTACTGAAGGCGCTGTCCATCGTGGTTTTTACCCCGTCAGCCACGGTACCGGCCACGTTACTGATTTCGTCGTACCAGTTTGCGTACCCTCGGGATACGCCTGATTTCCAGTCAGCTTCGGCAGCGGCGATGGCCTTGTACTTTTTGTCCAGGGCATCAAGCGCGGCGGCGCGCTCGGCGACAGCTTTAGTCCCGCCATCCGTTTTGGCAAAGACGCGATCAATCTGCTGCTCTTCATCAAACCGGCTGCGCTGGCGATCGCTCATGCCCGCTGTGTTGGTCGTGAGGGTCGCTTCATCCCGGAACTTGCGGGCGGCATCGGTCAGATCCTTCAGGGCGTCAGCCTGCTCACGCTGCTTCCGGACGTTCTCATCTGCCTTCTGGTTCCACTTTGCCAGCTCGGCTGATGCCGCCTGAATCGCGCGGCGTTGCTCGTCGGTCCATTTCGTACCGGCCTGATGCGAGGCTGCGTAGAGTTCAGAAGCTTTTTCACCCTCAGTGGCCCGCACCCGCTGCACATCAATGGCCACGCTGAGATCGGCCATTTTGCGGGAATACTGCTCGGCCTGGCTGGCTGCCGCACGCTCAGCTTTATTCTGGGCGTTAGTCGCTGCAGTGGCATCCTTCTTGGCCTGCGCTGCGGCTGCGTCCTTTTTGGCGGCCTCGTCTTTCCTGTAGATATAGGTGGTATACAGATCGCCCGTCAGCTTCAGATCTTCAGCTTCATAGACAAACTGCTGATGCTGCTTGGCAAGACCATCCATTCCGGCCAGCACAACATCGCGCTGCGCTTTATCCAGGGCTGTTTGCTGCTGCGGCGTGGCCTTTGCTGTCGATAATACCGGTCCCGCATACTGAGGTGGTGTAGCAGAGGCTGTCGCCGACATCGAGCGATTAAGGAGATCATAAGCGCCTTTCAGGATAGAAACGGCACCCGCCTGCTCAATGGCCTTTTGCGTTGCCAGATCGCTGGCATCATTCACCAGCTTCTGGGTCTGTCCCACTTTTGCGGCGGTCTGTTCACGCTGATACTCGAGCTGGTTCAGCTTGTCGGTGAGCTCAACATTTTTAGCCGTGATGTCAGCCTGATCCATGAAGGTATTGATCAGGGTCAGCGTCGGGTTGCGGTTGTAATCCTGCTGGATCTTGTCCATCGCCCTGAGGCTGTCTTTCACCTTCGCGATTTGGGAATCGAGATCGGCCAGGTCCTGTTTTTGAGCCTGTAACGATGTACGGGCATCGGCGGCAGTCGAACGCAGGCCCAGCACTGACATCTGCTGGAGCTTGGTGTTTATCTCATCGAGGTTACTGGCAAAGCCCACCGCCTCCCGGTGTACCTGCTGGGTGTGCTGATAAAGGCCGTACATAGCAGCACCGGCACCAATGATCACTCCCGGCCACCCGCCGAGAATGCCCAGTACGCCGCTACCCAGCCGGGACATCACCGAGGCCGTATTGGTGAGGTTATTTACAGCCGAAGCCCGGCCAGCAAGCGCCGTATTAAGCGAAGCCTGCGCGGCGGCAAGATTCCGCTCGGCAACAATCTGCGCCTCGATACTGATTGCCGCTGCGCGCGCCTGCTGGGCCCGGTAAACCGCCTGGCGGCCAGCTGCGACGCTGACCTGCGCGCCGCGAACCTGTGCCTGTGCCAGTGCAACTTCTGCGGCCGTATTGGCGAGCACCGCACGGGTAGACTGGCCCACGCTGCCGACCATGTTGCCAAAATAACGGGCAAGACCTACGCCCACAAGCAGCCCTGCGGTATTGGCCACATCGTCAATGTTCGTCGCCAGACCATCCAGCACACCAGATAATGTGGATGACGCGCCGACGGCGTCGTTCGCACCGCCTACCCAGGCAAGAAAGGCGTTCTGCACTTTCTGTGCAGATCCGCTGATAGAGGCCGGGAGGGTTTCGAATTCTTTGCGCAGGACCTCAACGTTGGTCAGCAGCGGGACGATCTTATTTGTCGTCAGCTCACCATTGTTGGCCATATTACGCAGACCGCCAACGGTGGTACCCAGACCATCAGCAAGGAATTTCGCAAGACGACCACCGCTCTCCATGATGGCGTTAAATTCCTCACCGCGCAGGACTCCGGATCCCAGCGCCTGGCTCAGCTGGGTGATCACCGAGCTGGCCTCTTCCGTGCTGGCGCCAGACAGCTTGAGGGATGTTGCAACGGTTTCGGTCACCTTTGCCACGTCTGAAGAGGCGTAGCCAGCATCACGCAGCGACTGGGCGATACGGCTGTATAGGTTGCTATTCGCCTCAAGAGAAGTCCCGGTGCGCTGGCTGATTTCCATCAGCACCCGCTGGGACTGGGCATAATCCTCACTGGAGGATGACGCAAGACGAAGGCGACCGTTTAACTGGTTCCATGTATCAGCAAAGGCTATGAGCTGATGTGTAGCAAATGCACCGGCCCATGCTCCGGCAAGCCCTGCAGCTGATGATCGTACTGTTGCAAGTTGTGAATTAAGATCTGCAAGGGAGCGCTGTGTTTCGCGCGTGGCCGCTGCGGCCTTTTTACCGCCCTGCTCCATAGTGCGGTAGTAATCCGTACCCATGCGGGATGCTCGGGCGATCTCTGACTGGAACGAGGACGAGTTCGCCGAAATTTTGATTATTAGCTCACGCAGCGTTGCCATATTTCACCCATAAAAAAACCCGCAGCCGCGGGCATCAAATGCTGGAGATCCATTCTTCGAGTTCAGAGACGTCAGTGACATCCTCCTGCTCCCCCCACTTAAGCATCACGTCTGGGATATTGAATTTCCCACCCTGAGAATTAAGCGTTGCGACGGCGATCTGCGCTGCCTGAGCATCTGTCCGCCAGTCGCCAATCGGGCTGATGCGGTCGAACTCGATCCACATTTTCAGCTCACTCGCGGTGATGGTCTGGCGCAGCTCATGAAGCGTGCGCCCCATCCGGAGCGCCAGCGACATCAGGAAGAAGGTCAGCGGCTGCTTTACGGCTTTCCCGCCTCGTCCTGGCTCATACCCAGACCGAGAGCCTGCGCCAGCAGACGGGCATGCACCGGGCCATAAATCTGAGATACCTGCTCCTGATCTTCATCGCTGAATACACGATCGCCTTTTTCATCCAGCAGAACGTCGATAAACAGAACCACGTCGGCCTCTTTGTTGCGCAGAAACTTCTGTGTCTCCGTCAGTTGAGGGGCCTCTTCGCCTTCCGTTATCTCAGGGTTGACGATCTCGCGGAATTTTACCCAGGCATCGCCGGACGGCTCGCGAAGCGTGACCTTTGCATTATCCCATTCCGGAACAGGCACCTCTTTAGTGCGGTAGGCTTTTGATGCAGTAAGCGCCACGTTGCGTAGTGAACTCTGTGATGTCTTTTGTGCCATTTCATTTTTCTCGTTTTACAGGATTAGAGGAATTAAAAAAGCGGCCGGAGCCGCTCAGGAACCAGACGCAACAATGCGCTTTGGCTTGCCGCGAACACGCAGCGAATAGGTCGCACCAACAACGGAAGACGTTGCCGCAGACCATGAGCTCTGGCGAACTTCCACCAGCACATAAAAACCGTTGCCCGACGGGAAAATCACGCGTAGCGCGCGCAGTTCATCATTTTCATATGCGGTCTGAAGCGCATTCTGCGCGGCTTCGTCGCCAACCCAGTTACGGGTAATGCTCATCTCTGCCGGTGCGGCCAGGCCGTTGGTCTGTTCCTGTTCAGTTGAGCAC